GCTTTCACTCGAGGGGAACACCTCGATTACCTTTAATCCCATGTGTGACATGGGATGTAATAGCAGCGCATGCTGCAGTGTGGATACCGTAATTGTACGGTATTTGCCCAATTCAGCCACAAGGCTGATTCTACAACTCATTGAGTTGTTATTGTAACATTGACTTCTGTTACGGAATTTTCCACATGCCCAGTGGAAAAGTCGCTCCCCTGTTGGAGAGCTATGGTCGAGAATTCGACCTGTTGTTTGACCTGTTTCAAGGTCAATCTCCGGAATTTCCGGATTTGACTGGAGTACCAGTCTCGAGGCCTCTAGTTTGCCTCCTTTGTCGGTGGATGTAAAGAATTCACCGGAATCCGAAAGAGAGATCTTGCTCTCTTTCATAACGGATGAAAAGAATTCATCCCTTTTCCAAGCTTCACCGAGCCTGGTTAATAGATCACTATAAAGGTGATCAACTGCGACCGCTAGCGGTCGCGCGACTGAATTATACAGTCCTTTATCTGACTTTGTAGTCAGTATAGCCTTTGTTTTGGCTAGTGTTCTGTCGTACAGAACTGGGGGTGGAACCCCCGATGCTCGCGTTTGCGACATCATCATACCTTGAAGGTATGTTAAAGGGGATTTACCCCTAATTAGAGAGCATAACACTCTCATAGCCGAGAGTTCTCTCGGCACTTCCACAGCTTGTGTGGTACCTACAGGATTAAAAACCTGTTCTTTGATCTTTTTACGGATCGTCTTGACCTTTTCGAAGGTCGTTACCCTTTTGGGGTCGTTGTCTTTGAAATAATCAGAGACTATATTCGCTATAAGCGATCTTTGGATTTGATCCATTCGTGTCCATGATTGGACATCTTTATTTCCTGGAAAGGAAAGTGCAGTCTGCATGAGCAGACCATCGACTGTAGCAAGCATGCTACGGAAACGCTGCAAAGCAGCGAAAGAGACCCTTCGGGCCTTAACTGAACCTAAAGGTTCATGTCCCTCTGGTGAGGAAAATCCCGCCAAAAGGCGGGCGATATGTCTGCATGTAGCAGACGCTTTAAGCTTCTTCTTTTTAAGAAGCTGCGGGTACCAAAAGGTACCTTTCTTAAGAACCTTCAAAGCGGTTCCTACATTGGGTAGATCCTTGAATTCTACCCTATTATCGAGACCAGTGATCTCGCGAGGGAGCCTACACTCCCAGATATTTTCTGCATTAAAGCAGACTTTAATTTTGGGACACTCCGTGTCCCTGCCCAGTAAACCGGGCGCTGTGAATTGTAAATTCACAGTAAAGAGAGAACGATGTCTCTCATTAATCGAGCACTTACATAAGTGCTCTCCCTTCCGACCATGTCGGAGGATTGACGTTGAAGGAAACGTCTTTAACGATAAAACATCGTTAACTGAGTCCCAAGACTCAAAAGTTGTAAAGCCTGTTAGCTTTCACCTCGCGGTGGGTTCGGGGTGTCACAACCCTGACGAGCCTACGCCCGTGATGTGTAAATAACACATAGGAGGATTATTCCTCCTTTTCCGACTCTATATCAGAGTCATCTTCAAGGATCTTGTCCTTAAATATTTGGAAAAGTAAATTTCCCATAATTCGTCTTCCGACGAGATGATAAAGGTGGAGAACCACCTTTGTAACTGGGTCCCCCATAAGGACCCCTCTAGATGTAAAAAACATCTCTTTAGGACACTGGTTTTTATCCAATGTCTCAACCTGCCTTGGGCAGGTAAGTGCGAAAACGCACGTTTCACGGTACCATTTCGGTACCCCAAGATGGGCCATAAGCCTATTTAACATAGCAGCTGCTATGTGAGGGTCACAGTAATCTGTGGCCGTTTCCCAGTCGGTTGAATAAACGACTGTATCTACATCTTCTTTGAAGATGAAACTCGCACTTGGATTGTTGTGCGATAGGCGCTTGAAGAAATTCCAAGCGTGGTTTGCGGCGCCTATGCCGCTTTCACTCGAGGGGAACACCTCGATTACCTTTAATCCCATGTGTGACATGGGATGTAAT